AGTAGTGTACCACCACAAACAACAAACTTTTCAGAGAATTAAGATGATTTTTATTTTGCAAATACTTGCGGTGGTCGCATTGGCCATTGCTCATCCTCTCACTAAGTATCAAATAGGTGAGAGATGCTTTGCCGGTGGGGCAATGTTAAAAGATGTTAACCAAACAACGGGCGTAGGCGAGGTCTGCGTTAAAGATGACATATCTATGATTAAAAGTATCGTTATCCCAAGACGTGAAGGAAGCGGCTCTATGAATTGGATCCGGTTCTACAGAGTCTACATAGTTAAAGAATGGCATGATTGTAATCCTGTCACTGACAGAAAGGGGAATTTCATGATTCTAGATGTCACTGAAGCAGGAACACTAATACCAAGAATGTACATGTGCCGCGCAAATTGCGATATCACTTTGGATAGAGATAATGCTGAGATAGTCTTTACATCTCAAAAGACTAATCATTATGAAGTTTCAGGCACTACAGTTGTCAATGGTTGGTTTAAGCAGGCAATAAGTGTGTCATTAGAACACACATGCGAACATTTGACAGCGACATGTGGCCAAAAGACATTAAAATTCCATGCATGCTTTAGACAACATAGATCCTGCGTTAGGTATTTTAAAAATAGCTACATACCATATAGAATGATAGAATCAATGTGCCAAAATCTAGAGCTTTTGATAATGCTTGTATTCACATTTGTGGCATTCGCATTTAGTATGATAATAACCAGAACTTACATTGCTTATCTGATGATTCCACTTTTTTACCCACCAGCATATATCTATGGGAAAATATATAATAAATATTTCAAAATGTGCAAGAACTGCAATTTGGCAGTCCATCCATTTAGTAATTGTGGCAACATATGCATCTGCGGATCAAGGTTCACATGTACAGAGCAGGTGAAAGTTCATAGGCTTTGTGGGGGTTGTCCAGGTTATAAATCACTAAGTAAGGCTCGATCAATGTGCAAATCCAAGACATGGTCATTTATTTCAGCAATATTGGCAGGCATTTTCCTTTTCTCCTTCATCACACCAATAAATGCAGATGAGAGACTGTATAAACTAGATGAACTGGCAGATGATTTTATAGAATTATCAAATGAAGTAAATAGGATAAATGCAAGGAAATTAATATGTAAAATTGTATCATCAGTAATTTTAGGATTCATAGCAGCATTGTTGATATCAGAAAAATATATATTTAACAAACTATTTAACAGATTTTATAGGAACTGTTCTATCTGTGGTATGATTCACTATAGGCCAGGTCTCACTTTCAACTCATCTGTCACGAATAGATGTGGAACTTGTATTTGCGGTTATACAGAACAGCAATCAACAGGAGAAGACTATGAAATATTCATAAAAGATATGCACAAGCAAAGGGAATCCTGCAAATATGTATCCGTTAGGAATCATTATAGAAACATAAAAGTCATTATAATATTTTTACTGATTACAGCACAGATTGTCACTGCTTCGTCTGATGAGAAGGAGTGTTTAAAATATCCGTTTATAATACAAAAATCTAACCTGACAAGATGTTTTGGGCACTTTATCAATTTTACCGATTGTAATAAGCTAGGAAAGACTGGCCTATTTACAAGCTTAAAGTCTGAAAACTTGGTGACAGATATTGATAAAAGTGACTTCAACATCCTGGATTACAAATCAGATACGGCATTTGAGAAAATAGAGATGGCACAAGACCTGCATAAGATGATTTTGCTGGAATACATTTATTTCAAAGAAAATTGTGATGCATTAAATACCATGAAAGGAAATTCAGGACCATTTAATATGGCCTGGAGATCTTATATCAAAACACATCATTTGGATGCATGCGGACAATATCCCCATAAAATAATCTGCAGATGTATATCATCGCATCAATATTGTCACAATGCAGATGCTGATGCTATGGATGAATTGAAGACCTACTATACAACTCACCAGGCTGCTTATACAATGGACTTTGAAACAGTTATAGAAACTATAGCGTTAGCTTTTAGGGGAATAGGGAAAGTTCTAATAGAAAATTTTGTTGCAGAGAATCTAACAACAGAGATAGATGTATTGTTAAACAATATAGAATCAACGCTGACTGCAAATTTACAGCTTAAAGGGATAGTCAAATTTGCAAAAATGATGAGGAAGATATCAGTGATAAGACCAACTAGATATCAGAGATCATCAGTCTTCTCTATTACAGCCGAGCCAGAGTTAGCAGGGACACAATTTTCAGATTATAGTGTTCATACAGAAGATATAACAATATGCAAAGAACCACATTCTATGATGTGCTATTCAAAGAGACAAAGGACATCCCAGAACAACTTTTTACTATGTAAAATAAACTCACAGTGGAAGGTTTTTAAATGGCCTGAGAAGCCAACAATTAATACTGATTCCGGATTATGCTATGGAGACAAGCACTGCAATTTGAAGTTCCCAAGATTGGATGCTGATGCAGCTATTAAACAAATATCATGCTTCAAATCCAGCTTTGCTGAGAACCCATCAGGAATGGATGAGCAACTTAAAAAATGTACAGCAACAGCAGTAGGAGACTGTACTACTATATCTGGACACCTATGGCCTGTAGTCCATTGCAAAAATGATAAGTACTACCACAGTGATACAAAAGAGCATGCCAAAGATGGCATAATCAATAGTTATTGCTTATCAGAGAAGTGTAAAATAGACAAATTGCCAATCCACAAATCATGGTTTAAATCATGCAATTGGGACTCAACTATTAAAGAAAATCTTGGAATTAAGGAATTTGTTCATTTAGACATTGAATCTTACAAAAAAGCTATAGAATCAGACATAAAAACCGATTTGGTTCTCCATCATTTTAGATTAACAAAGAACTTGCCACACACAATTCCTAAATATAAAGCACTTACAGTTCAGGGCACAGATTACCAAGATGGGATTCAGAATGCATATATCACAGGCACATTACCAGCAATAAGTGGGCTAGCTGCCGGTTATCACCTAAGAGCACCAGACGGTCAAGAATTATTTGACATTATTCTCTTCTTGAAAAAGGCAGTGTATAAAGCAAGATATACTAAGATTTATTCGACTGGCCCTACTATATCAATAAATGTACAGCATAACGAAAAGTGCACTGGAACATGCCCCAGAGAAATACCAAAGCAAGAAGGCTGGCTAACTTTTTCTAAAGAACATACTAGCAATTGGGGATGTGAGGAGTTTGGATGTTTAGCAATTGATAGTGGTTGCCTATACGGTTCATGTCAGGATGTGATTAGGCCAGAAATGGATGTGTTTAAGAAACAGGGTGCTGAATTGACATTGATAGAGATTTGTATAAGTACACCGCATGAGACTATGTGCAACGATTTGGATATATTAGAACCATTGATCGGCGACAAAATAGAAGTGTCATTTCAGACCACTCAATCCGTCCATATGCCTACATTGATCGGGGTTAAAAAAGGATCTATTTATACTGGGCAGATCAATGACTTAGGAAATACAGCTGAAATTTGTGGGTCAGTCCAAATGATAAATGGGTCGTTGATAGGACAAGGGACTCCAAAATTTGATTACATATGCCATGCAGCAAAGAGAAAAGATGTAGTAGTTAGAAGGTGCTATAATAATCATTATATAGGTTGCAATCTTCTGGAAAAAAGAAATGACATACTCCATAGTATTCAGGGCTCTGATTTATCTGCAACACTTAGCGGGAACAATTTAGGATTAATGAATTTTAGAATTGCTTTAGGGGATATCAATTACAAAGCTTTCATAAAAGATACAAATTTTGAGATCAAGGGGTCATGTGCTGGATGTATTGGTTGCTCAGAAGAAATTATTTGTGAGCTAAACATAGTGACACAAGGAGAAATATTATGCCCTATTGCCTCTCAATGCGATCTATACATTAATAGTATTCTATTGAAACCTGAGACTGAGAAATACGCCATAAAAATGTCATGCAAAAAAGCATCTGAATCAGTTGAAATTACTATATGCAAGAAAAAATCAGTGTATGGTCTAACTTTAAAACCACATCAGCAAAAAATAGATTTATCAAAATTGGATGAATCAAACTTCATTAAGGAGGAAGATCTGAGATGCGGCACTTGGTTGTGCAAAGTGAAAGATGAGGGACTAGGGTTTATCTTTGAAAACATATTAAACAAAATTGGCAGAATCTGGACTATCGTGATTTATTGCGTGATTGGGATTTTATTTATATTAATGACAATATACTTGATATATCCATGTTGCAAAAGGTTAAGAGGAATATTGGAGCGAAATGAAATAGAATTCCTAGCAGAACAGAAGATGAAATAATAACAATTACAGTATTAATATAAAATAAGA